CAATAAATAAACGTAATTTATTAACATATAATTATATATTTGGTCTAATTTGAAAAATGGTGAATTATTATATGTATATTCTCGTCTAATAGCATTAATACTGTATACACTATATAGCATATAGTTAATCATGGTAATTAATGTAATTAAACCTATCAAGCCTATTGCTAAAAATATTATATAATAAATTATTAATTCAACAGTATCATTTTCCATGATTATATTAATCCCTTATTTAATATCTATAAATTAATAATCATTGATCCAATTATCAAAACAAATAGAGTTATAACAAATATCAATGTTTTATAATTATTAAAAAACCACTCTTCGAAAGTTGTACTAAACCATCCTGTTTCAATGCCAAAAAATATTAATGTAAATATTGATACTAAAAAGCCAGACATTGTAATAAATAACAACCAAATTTTATAATAAATTGTATTATCGTCATGATAATTATTAATATTTCTTGAATAATTTGCGAGTTTATTTTTAATATCATTATATTTTTCTCTTAATTTACTCCCTTCAATTTTACGTGCGTCTACTTCTATATTTAGAACGGCATCATTAGCGTAATCATATGGTTCTATAAACAAGAACTTATTTTCAACATCTTCATATTCTGGTAATAAAGCATCTTGTTTATAATTTGTCAATAAAGAGTAAAAACACTTGTGAGTATCTGGTATAAAATCCGTTGTGGGTTCATTTGGTTTGGATTTTATTCTAACCATTCCAAATCTGCTATCATAACTTACTATATATGTTATCATTAACTTTAATCGTTGTTCTACTGCTTCATCTCCTTTACCCACACCAAATAGCACATCCATTTTTTCTTTACCAGGCGGCAGGTTTACAATTTCATTATGATATTTTTTCAATTTATCTTTTAAGGTTAAACTATCTTCTTTAATTAATATTTTATATAAATCTGAAATTATATAATTTCCAAACTCTTCATTTATGGATTTCATATTTCCATACACTTCTGTGTCAACATTGTTGTAATTATTATAATAATTATATGTATAATACAATAATATAATTAACATTGCAAGTATGTATCTAGATAAATATTTCAAAAAATTGTATTCACTCTCATTTGTCAAATCATCGTTATAATACTTACTATAAATAAGTAACTTAATTTCCTTTTCAATTCTAATATATGATAAAGCATCCACTAAATAATTGAACCAAAATATTATAAATAATACAAGATATATCACAAACCATGTCATTATTTGCCAATCTATAACTAAATTATTTGTTTCGTATAAATCACAATATCTTTTATATAAACTATCATTATAAGGACTCTTGGTCATTACAGGCTCAGAAACCATATTATAACGACTTATTAGAAAAGATAGTAGTTCTGATGTATTTAATATAAATATAGTTATAAATAAAATAATAATAAAAATCAGAAAAAGATTATCTTTTATCTTAGTATTGTCGTTATTATAAATTCTATTAATTGTATCAACTATATCTCTAAAACTCATATATTACCTTAATATATATAGTTATAAAATATTAGAATAAAAATAATTATATTGCTTTAAATATCCATAATAGCAAGAATATACCGATTGGATAACTTATTCTTAATAATAATTCTTGGAAATCAGTTAATACATTATCTCCAATATACTTACTTATATAAAATGTTATCATTCTATCTATTGATATACCTAAAACAATTACTAATGAAAATAATGCGAGTTTAATAACCTCCCCTTTTTTCATATTCATTCTATCCATGAAATTGTATTCCATTTTTCTTCTGGATTGCCCTTCCGATTCAGGTTTTTGAACAGGTTTTTGTTGTACCGTTTGTGCTTGCTGTACCTGTTGTTGCATCTGTTGTTGCATCTGTTGTTGCATCTGTTGTTGCTGCATCTGCTGTAACTGTTGTTGCTGTTGTTGTTGTTGTTGTTTTTCTTCTTGGTCTACTGTATTTTGTGATGCCATTTTATGTAATTGTTGGCCAGATAATTGGGAAGAATACATTCCCCCGTCTTTTGCACCCATTTGATCACCCATTAAATTATCCTCTGGACCATATAATAAGTTTAAATCTGTCATTAATACCCTACTTATATTAAAATAAATTTATTATTTTATAAATAAATTATCTTTTAGTATAACAGATTATAATAATGAAAAATATTGATTATGAAATGATATTTAATTATATTTCATTAATACTTGCTATATCTATTTTTATAATAATACTTTATACTTGTTATACAAAAAATAATATTGAAAATTTTGAAACAGAAAAAGTAACTGCTACAGGCAAAGCTATAATCGGTGGTGTGTCAAAAGTAGAAGTTACAAATGGTGGTTCTGGTGTTAAAGAAGGTACTACTATTGAATTTAGTGAACCCGAAGATGGCGAAAAAGCAGAAGGAATAGCTACTATAAGTGATGGAAAAGTAACTGAAATCAAAGTAACTAAGAGCGGTAAAGGATATACATCTGCACCAACAGTAAGCTTGAAAGGTGCCGGTACAGGATTAGAAACAACTGTAACACTTGGTGCTTTATCTCATATAAAAATAACAAATCCAGGTAAAGGTTACGGTTCTGTTCCAACAATAGATATTGGTGACTCTCATGCTGATGGTGTTAAAGCTGAACTAACAGCGGTAGTTACTAGTGGTGAAATAACAAGTGTTACCATTAATAATGCTGGTGATGGATATAAAGCAGATTTCGATGTTACATTCCAAAGCCCACAAGAAGCCGAGGATGATAGTAATCCAATTCTCTCACTTGGAGATAAAAAAGACGAAGTATTAAAATTATTAGAATCTTGTAAAAAAATAGATGATGATAAAAAGGAACAAATTAAAAAAAATATAAATGATGACACATTAAAGAAATTAGAAGTTGAAGAATTAATATCCATTTTAAATAAATAAATTAGGCTTCTTCCGATTCATCTGATGATTCATCAGACAATTCTTTATTAACAAAAAATTTGTTATATTGTTGTAATTTCACCCCTTCCTCACTATACATATTTTCTTTTTTCTTATAATCCATAATATTATCCCTTGAAAAATCTTCTTCTTCATCATCGCTATCTCCTTCAATTTCTTGCTGATTATATTGATATTCAATATAATTCATTTTATATTCGGGATTTAATATAGATCCTTGTGGAAACTTATTTTGCGTAGGTTCATAATAATATATTGCAAATACAATGTTGTGATTTACTCCTTTAAAATCATATAATGTTCCCTTATTTGTTTCAAAACGCAATGTCATCTTTGCTAGTTTCCCAATTGGATGAAACTCTCTTACTGGTAATTTAGTAATACTTAATCTTTCACTATTAATACCTACGTTATCTACCCTGAATTTTGCTAAACCTAATGAAAATTTTGAATATGATAATGACCCGTATAAATGTGCTTCTATTTCTGGACATTTCATTATTATGTACTTATTTCCTATAAAATAAATTATACCAGGAGATACTATTTTATATATGTCTACAAAACCATCATTAAATTCTTTTACAGGATTATCATTTAAATTACTATGAAAAATTCTATTCATATTATCATTATATCTATATATTTCTTTATAAACATATTTTTCCGGCGAGTCACCATTAGCATATAAATCAAATCCTAAATTTTCTGATATAGTTGATCTTTTCATATCTAGAATAAATGGTTTTTTAGAATATATGTCCAATAAATTAGTGAGTTCTGATGGGTCTGAATGCTCCTTAAAACCTATCTCAAAATTAAATAATTCATCATAATTTGAAAAAAATGTTTTTAATGTATAATCACCCGGCATTATCTCAATTTTATTAAAAACATCTTTATAATCTATTGTAACATGATAACCTGAATTAACAACAGTTTTATTTATTATAGTATCCATCTTATACCAAATTATCAAATTGCTGAAAATACTTGTATGAACATTGATTATACAATTTTTTAATTCCCCTTCATTAAGTACCTTATTATATATTTTGAAATCTTTTATATTAAGAATGGCCGTATCCCAGTCGCCATAGTTCAATTCAAACTTTTTACCAATATATTTATCAGTATAAAAAACATTCTTAATACCCAAAGATGAATTATGGTTCTTTGAAGAATCCGTTGTTGCATTTAAATATATTTGCCAAGTATTATTATCTGATATTGTCCATGCTACATGTGTTTCATAGCTCAAATTAATATTATTAATTATTTTTTCATTTGTTTCATTACCTATTCTAAAAAGTATATTATAGGTTTGCGTAGCACCGTTTAGTCTAATTAATTTTACTATTATTGGAGCGTCCTCTGATGTTTTAGGATTGATTAAGTGATTATATCTAAAATCTAATACTGTATATGAATTATCTGCACCAATATCAGATTTATATAATGAAAAAGCTGTTAATTTAAAACTAATAGTTATACCTTTAACATTTCCTCCAATACCACCAGAATTATATATATTATACAAATTAACTACATTCTTAATATATAAAAACTTACGGTCTATTATTCTTAAAAAGGTATCCTCTATATTTGCATTATACACTTCAATGTCACAATTATTTGTATTATTTACACCATCTGTTATTAACACATCATCATCTCCCGTACCAATATAATAATATATTGAATTATTTTCTATATCAACATTATACATTGTCCTAGGTATACTTGCATCTATAATTTCCATTGCTATAATATTCCTAAATGGAGCACTGAATTCAATAACATAATTATTAGGATTCGGGTAAATAAGCCTATCTCTTTCATTACTATCAATCAAAAACGTATACGTCTGTTTAATACTGTTAGCTTTTAAATAGTTAATATCTTCAATAGACATCTCTTCTAATTATAATTGATATTCTTATGTTTTAAATACTTAGAAAAAAAGAGTACATAATTAATAAAATCTCTTAAATTTATAAAAGTTTATAAAAATCATAGAAAAATAAAATTATGTACTCAAAATATAGTCTGTTTTAAAGTTTTACTTTTTCCCTTTATCTTTTTAACTAAGCCTTTTAATTTCGGAAAGTATTTTACAATAAACACTGTTATATCGTCATCGTTTCTACATTTATATATTTTGAGAAACTCATTAAAATATACATATAATATCGTTTTATATACGATATAACAATAACAATTTGTTTTTTCAAACCATTTATTAGATCCTTGATGGTCTAATACATTTTTAGCTAATTTCAAACTATGTTCTTTATCTTTTTTTAGTAACTGTTTAAAACTTTTACGAGTTTCCAATGAATAAAATATGGTGTTTAAAATACAAGCAAAGGTTTCTATTATTGCTTCATTTGGTATCAATATCTGATTATCACTTATATTACTTAATTTTTTTAATATTTGTAAATTATGAGGTTTCCATCCATCATAATGCATTATAGTATTATGATGCAATAATTCATGTAATATCACTTTCTCATAATCTTGATATCTGACAATATATATATCATTACCATTTATGTATGTAAAACCTCCATTAATATTAACTGCTTCAACAATATTATTTTTCTTAGGAAGACTACGTTTACCAGGATACATTATTATAAAGTAATTGAAATGTTTAGGTATATTATATAATCTGGTTGTTAAATATACGCGATAAATACTTCTACATAAATGCTCGCGCTTTGCTTTGCTAAGATTACCTTTAATTAATATGTTAAAAACGATAGTTTTGTAAGTTAATTTAAAACATTTATTACAATTATTAAAATAATCCATGACAAAATCCCAACCAAAAAAGCCATCATTTGTAAGTAAGCGCCCGACAGCTTTAAAATTATCACAATGCGATTCTTTGATGATACATTGTTTAATATCAAAGTTATAAGCCTTTTTAAACGCACTATACAAATTATCTATGTGTTTAGGACAATTAATATTCATTATTTATGAAAAATTGCTTGCACTCCTTAATAATGTTGGATATATATTTATTTTTATCCTCTTTTAATTTTGTACCTATAAATAATAGTTTTGAAGATATTATATCAGATTTACTATTTTCTTTTTCTGTTTTTTTAGCCCAAAAAATTGATCTTTCAATAAATGCTTTACACACTATGGTTTTGATAGCGTATTTAAGCTTCTCGTTCTTATTATCAATATACCACATAGTATCTTCAAGATATTCCCATACATTATTTTCAATATATCTAAAATTATTTTTTAGAATTATATATATAACGTTTGCTATGTCATAATCGCTACTATTTGTAATACATCCGTCGATTATATTATTCATTAAATATATAATATATATATAAAATAAATAATATAATGCTTATTTATAAAAATGGTAGTGTCAAGGGTAATAAATGTAGTACCGATAGTACATATAAAGAGTGCAACGCAGCACTTGATCCAAACGCAAATAATGGCTCATTCTTAAAGAAAGAAAGATGTGTTAATTTAACTTTTGAAGAATATAATGAAAAAGACTATTTAAATGATAATATTTTTTGCGAAGAGTTTGATGTTAAACTTACAAATATAAAAAGTGAAATAAAAAGAAGATTAAAATTATTAAGAGATACTAAAATGATAGATGCGTATCAATCAAGACTACCATTACCGATATATATTATGATTGCAAAAAAAATAGAATATGATGGTAATGATAAAAATGCTAATACAGTTAAGGTATTCTTAGATGAACTTGATGATCCTGAAATGATAAAAAATCTAGAAAATTTGCAAGAAGCTTTTAAAAAAACATCAATGGTAAAATATACCTTTCAAGGAAAATATGCTGTTGTTATTTATATTCCAAATTTAATGAAAATAACGAAAGGAAAAAATACTAATAAATATACTTATTTTCCATCACTTGAATCGGCATCTCAACAAAATAAATGGATGAATTTTATTGTCAGTAAAAATTCAATGTATTTTCGGGCAGTAAAACAAGATTACGATTATACAAAAGAAGTTATTGACAAAAAAGGAAGGGATGAATATTGGGATATGAAGGAAGAAGATAGGCAAGAACTGAATAAGGGAATTAGAAAAAAAAATCGCGATAGTTGGGAACATGATTTATTATATTATGAACTAGAAAAAACCTGCTTAAATGCAGGGTGTGTTTCTGATATTGGCGAAGATTTTGAAGAATTAGTACCTAAATATAGCCAGGATGGTGCTGAAATGGATAATAATTCTAAGAAAAAATCACCTTATTATCCATCAAAATGTTTTCAAACAAAGAATTACAAAGATTATATGTTTGATGATAGTGGTTTAGGTGAAGAAGAAGCTATTGAAAAAAAAGAAAAATATGCCGAGGAAGCAATTGATTTAATTAAAAAAAAATATAAATCAGCAAAACAAGCAAAAAAAGATATTGAAAATGGTAAAGAACCGGGTGACGATTATTTTAGCGGTCCATTTGACTCTTTAATTAAAACTTCTGTCGCAGAAGCAAGAAGTGAAGTATATGATAAGGCTGGAAAAAAAGGACATCAATACTCAAAATCTTTTAATAATAATATTTTAAAAGATTTTGCCAGACGTAATAATAAATATCCTGGCATTCCCGAAATGACATACGTTTTATATAAATTAGATGAAACAAATAGTGATTTTAAAGACATGGTTCATTATATGCCTTGGGGAAAGGATTGTGAGTTGCTAACACAAGAATATGTACTTAATGAAGGTGAATTAATAAGAATGGATGATGTAATAGTAGATAAAAAAACATTAAATACCAACGTAAATCAAATGGCGCTAAAATCATTTAATGATACATTTAAAATTAAATTTAATGATAATAATGGAAAATTATCTGTTTATAAAAATAACAATAATATAGGTGTATTGAGAGGTACTAATAATATTAATCTGAAAGATTATTATAATAGAACATTAAAATGCGAACTTAATAATCTACATTTATACGGCGAAGACATACATGGACAAAATGATAATCGCGGAACTTTACAATTGACAATTAAAGATGAAAAAGCAAAAATACCGTGTAGTATAATAGTTGATCCCAAAACAGGATTTTTAGTAATCTATGATTTGGGATTTAATGTTGTTAATTAATACGTATTATATAAACCTTATAGAAATATTTTATTAATAGATAATAAAACAATATATTAGGAAAGTATGATTAGTAACGAATGGGATATATTAGATTTATATTTTAAAGATCATAAATATCCATTTACAGGTCATCATTTAGATAGTTATAGAGATTTCATAAAATCCCAATTACCATACATCATTAAATCATATAATCCAATTACAATGATAAAATATGATGATTTTGATAATGTAATAATGAAAGTAGATTTATATGTTGGTGGAGAAAATGGAGATGAAATATATGTTGATAGACCTACAACATATGAAGATGGTACCCCTAAATTAATTACTCCAAATGATGCACGTATGCGAAACTTAACTTATGAATCGCATATATTTGCTAAAATATTCATCAAAATAACTACACAAGATTCAGCAAAGGAATTAACTAAAACTTTTAATAATGTCGCTATTGGAAGCATCCCTATCATGCTCCATAGTGATATGTGTATACTAAAAAATCAAGGCTCTAATATTTTAAGAAAAATGGGCGAATGTCCATATGATACCGGTGGATACTTTATAATTGACGGTAAAGAAAAGGTTATTATAGCGCAGGAAAAAATAGTAACAAATAAGCTATTTGTTTCAAAGTTAAATGAGGACGATGATGGATTTAGCTATAAAGG